AGACGACCTACAAGAGCACAAGACATCGAATCGCTAGCGGAACTCAGGTCAATGGTCGCGAGACCATTGGCGAGAGCCGAGCTGGCAAGACGCTGATTTATGCTCTGATCGTTGAGGTCGATACCAAAGCGTCGCAGTGCCAGACGAATCTGGTCACCTAGGCGTTTCTGTGCCCACATGTTATAATCGGGTTCCTTAGCGGCAACCCGATCAATCTCTGTGGACTTTGGTACAGTGAAGAGTACGTTACCTCTCTGAAATTCTGGCTGTAAAGCCAGAGGATTAAGAGACATCCAGACTGGGTGCCGGTAGATCTCCGGCCAGACAAAGTCCCAGGCTCTGGGAGTAACGTGTGCTTGGACCGTGAACTTACGGGCAGCATTCCCCAACCCTCTCGTGAGAGAGGTGCTTGCTCCAGCGCTAAAGTTACCAATAGCGTCGTTGCATGGCTCATCACCTATCACACGGTGAATGAGCAGGCGTGCTCGTTCGATAACCTCTTCCGAAGAAAAGGAGAAAACACGACCATCTCTACGATAGCGAAAACGAGTCTCGTTTCCGTAAAGACGGATGTTCGTACGAACGTTCCGTTGTTCTACCAGAAGCCACTTCTCAATGGCCCTGGCGCGTCTAACCTCTGGTTTGACCGTTTCCGGGCTAACAAACTTCGAGAACATCTCGTTACCGAGATATGCCCAACGATCGGAATCAACCGACCATTGAGCCACTTCGGATACAATGGATACCATTGTCCTTAGTGTATCGAAGACAAAAGTTGAGAACGCAGGTGACAGCTTGTCGACCAGCTCTTGATTGGCCTGTTTCATGAGGTTTATCCTTCACGATGGGTTGAAAAGAGAAAGACGAACTGTTACCAGATCATCTCACCCTTGACGAGGACGTCATTCACCAGAACTTTCGTCGTTCCGAGTGCGGAGGCGAACATGCCGACAGCGTCGTCACGTTCCTGAAGCGAACTCGTAGCGGCGAAGGTGAAAGTAGCGTCCACCCAGGCTTCGCGG